AAGAAGACCGTGAAATATTGGCGGCAAAGTTTGTTGATAGATATATTGATACTGCTGGTGTTAAAAATGTTGGTGGTATTGTTGGTTCTAATCTTGCTACTATTCGTAAACTTGCTTCAGATTATAATGTTTCTTTATCTGATGCTGATGTACGTAAGTATGCTATTGATGGTTTATCAAATAAGAATAGTTTAGAGATTGCTAAGACTAAGATACAAAACACTGCTAAAGTTAGATATCAAAATCTTGGACAGTATCTTGACCAAGGTTTAACTGTTAGAGATATTGCTTCACAATATATTAATAAGATGGCTAATGTGTTAGAAATCAATCCTGATACAATTAAACTTGATGATAGATATATTGATAATGCTTTATCAACTCTTCCTAACTTTACTGATTTTAATAAAACGTTACGCAGTAGTCCACAATGGGAATATACAACTAATGCTCGTGAAGAGGCAGCAGGTTATGCAAATAAGATTCTTCAAGATTTTGGGTTAAGATAAATGGCAAAGGTAGATTCCAAAGGTAAAGTCACAGTTGAAAGAGGTGACACACCTGCTAAGATTGCTAAAGATTTAGGCATCTCAGTTGCACAAGTTAATGCTGCGATTAAAGCAAACCCTACACTTGCTGCTAGACAATCATCAGGTAAAACTGTTTTGTTTTCTGGTACAACTTTTAAAGTTCCAGGTATAAGCACAACTAGTACAACTGGCGGGACACCTGCTGCTAGAACAGAAACTGGTAGAGTTACTAACGCTGACGGCAGTATAACTATTACTTATAGTGATGGTACAAGTGAAACTCAAGGTGGCGGCAATAGAACCTTACCCGACCCTTATGCTGCAACACAAGAAGCAAATCGTCGTAGTGCTTTTGCTCTTCTTGAAAAAGAATTTACAGACAACAATTTAACAACTTTAGTTCCTGAGATTAAAAGGTTTATGACAGAAGGATACGGTGCTGAAGAAGCATCACTTCTTTTACCTACCACTGAAGCATACAAAACACGTTTTGCTGGTAACGAAGGTCGTAAAAAATTAGGCTTATCTACTTATACTCCTGGTCAATATCTTGCTGCTGAACAAACTTATCGTGATTTGTTTAGCCAATATAATCTTGGTGAACTTGCAAACCAAAATACTTACACTGCTTTAATTGGTGGTGCTGTTTCTATTGACGAAGCCAAGGCTCGTGTTGATAATGTGTTTAGTAAAATTGATAACGCACCAAGTGAATTAAGAGCACAGTTAAATAATTACTTGGGTGCTTATGGTGTTGGTGACCCAACTAAACAGCGTTCACAGATTGCTCTTGCTTTAATGCAAGGACCTGAAGGTATTAACCAGTTAGATACAAGTCTTCGTAAAGCATATATTCGTACTGGTGCTGCAACAAGTAAAGTAGATGTTGCTGAAGAAAACATTAGTCAACTTGAAAAACAATTAACTACTGCTGGTTTGTCAACTGAACAGATTGGTACTCTTTCCAAGCAAGCATATTCTAACATTGCTGAAGTTCAACCAACTGCTGAAAAACTTGCAAACATTTATGGTGAAGATACAACTAATCTTTCTAAAGAACTTGAGCAAGAAGCGTTCTTTGGTTTGGCTTCACAGCGCCGTAAGAAACTTCAAGAAAGAGAAAAAGCAACATTTAGCGGACAGTCTGGTATGTCACAGGCAAGTCTTGGCCGTTCACAGGCTGGTTCGTTCTAGCCCCATAAACCCTCAGTAGGACCGACCAGCCCCTATGAGAGTAACAAGACTGGTAGCAAGAGCCATAGTATTTTCCCCGATTTATTATGAGGCTTGCGACTAACACAAATAGAATGGGAGCGTTGCGATGAGCAACACATATCAAGAATGGGAAGATGACGATGATGATATTAATCAAAGTCAACAATCAGAAAGCGATTTATTAAAACAACTTCGTAAGGAGTTGAAAACTAAATCTAAAATGCTTTCCGAAATGGAAGGACAACTTTCTTCGATTAAGACTGAACAACGTCACAACGTTATCAAATCAGTTCTTGAAAGCAAGGGCGTAAGTCCAAAGATAGCAAAATTCATTCCTCAAGAAATTGAGGCGAATCCAGATAGTATCGATAACTGGATTGCAGAGAATGCTGAGGTCTTTGGTTTAACAGTACAGACGCCCGATGATGTGAAGCCTGATTTGGCTACACTCAGACAAATCGATTCTGTTACTGCTAATGCCCAGTCTCCTGCTGGACTTGATGATTTATATTTGAGATTACAGAATGCAGAATCTGCAGAAGAAATCACAAATATGATTTTTCAACAAGGTGGAGAGATTTAGGCTCTAACTACTAACTAAGGAAATAAACCGAAATGGCAAATGCATATACCGCGTTATCTGGTGGTACGTCTGCAACTAACGGTGGTCTTGGTGGCGGTCAATATTCAAGTGCTGACAACGTAGGAACCTTTACACCATCCAATGGTGCAGGTCTCGTACAAAAAGCATACGACCGTCTAGTTGAGTTCGCACTTCGCTCTCAACCATTACTACGTTCAGTCGCTGACAAACGTCCAGCACGCCAATCAATGCCAGGTTCATCTGTAGTATTCCAAATCTACAGCGACCTAAGCAAAGCAACAACTGCTTTATCAGAACAAGTTGACCCAGATTCAGTAGCGATTGGTTCTCCAACTGCTGTAACCGTAACTCTTAACGAATACGGTAACGCAGTTTTGACCACACGCAAACTGCAATTAATGTCACTTGCTGAAGTTGACCCAGCGATTGCAAATATCGTTGCATTCAACATGGCAGATTCCATTGACGAAATCGTTCAAACCGAACTTCGCGCTGGAACAAACGTAATCTACGCAAGCAACGCTTCAGGTACTCGCGCAACAGCAACAACAAACGTTACTGGTGCACATACCTTGAAAGCAGCAGACATCCGTCTAGCAGTTGCTAAATTACGTGCAGGCAAAGCAGTTGCTCGTAAAGGTGCATTGTACTGGTGTGCAATCCACCCTGAAGTTTCACACGACCTTCGTGCTGAAACAGGTTCTGCTTCATGGAGACTACCTCACGAATACCAATCAAACGATGCCATCTGGGCAGGAGAAATTGGAACATTCGAAGGTGCATACTTCATCGAATCACCACGTATGTACAACGCCACCGATGGTGGTTCAAGTGCACGCGTGTTCCGTACAATCCTTGCTGGTCAACAAGCACTTGCTGAAGCAGTTGCTGAAGAACCACATGTGGTTATCGGAAACGTTACTGACAAATTGATGCGTTTGCGCCCAATTGGTTGGTACGGTGTATTAGGATTCAAACGTTACCGTGAAGAAGCCTTATACAGAATTGAATCATCTTCAAGCATTAACGCTTCATAGTTAGATTCAAATCAAGATTAAAGCCCCTGGGCAACTGGGGGCTTTACCTATTAGGAGTTTAAATTGCCAAAGTTTTTTCCACCAACAATTGCTGAAGGACCAGCAGGGTTTGGTTTATTCTATCGGTACAAGTTAGACCGAGGAATTAGTGTGTTAAAAATTGGTAATACATATTATAAAATTAGAGTTCCATCAACTGACCAAATAGATTCTTCTAGTGAATATTATGCAGGAGGACACGAACATGATGTTACGTCGGACCAAAAGTCTGCGCTCATTGCTGCTGGCCTCGGCATTACTGAAAGTAACTTTGAAGGATGATAAACAACATTCTTGTAGCGGGTGCGACTGCAAGTGCTCTTGCTTCTGTATTTTTTGTGATTGCTCCAACAGTTCGAAAGACTCGTTCTATGATGACTTGGTTGGAAAAGTTTCGCCGAGATTGGGAAGGCGAGCCTGGTGGTCCAGGTAGAGACCCTGTTCCAGGTGTAATGGAAAGACTTAACCGCCTTGATGGTGAGTTAAGTAATAATGGTGGTACTTCTTTAAAGGATGCCATTGATAGAATTGAAAAACGTTTGGGGACAACAAATGAGTTTACACAGAATTAAAAAACATCCTGAGTATGTTGAGGGTTGTTTTGGTTGTAAGGCTTCCACAGTCGATTTGAATCCTGGGGAAGCATCCACTAGACTAACTATGTCTGCAAAGAAGTGGGACAATGAACTTGCGTTATATCGTACGGCTAGGTCTCAGGGTATTCAACCTGATACGACTAAGACGAAGGATATTCGTAAGGCAATAGATATATCAAACAAAACTGGAAGAGCATACGGAGCATAATATGATGTACGGTAAAAAAATGCCTAAAGGCAAAAAGATGATGGACATGAAGAAAGCCGATATGAAGAAAAAACCTATGGCTAAAATGAAGAAAATGGGAAAGAAGAAATAATATGTGCGCAACTTGTGGATGTAACTATCCTAATTTAGAACACGCTATGGCTAATGCTAAAGGTGATAACCCAATGGGTATGCCAATTGCACCTAAACCATCTAGCATTCAAACAGCAGTACCTAAGAAACCTAAGAAGTAATTATGGTTAAAGACTCACGCCTTAAAAGGGCTGGAGTCGCTGGTTACAATAAGCCAAAGCGAACTCCTAATCATCCTAAGAAGTCACATGTTGTTGTGGCTAAAGAAGGTTCTAAGGTTAAGACAATTCGCTTTGGTCAACAAGGTGTGACTGGGGACAGACAACCTACTAAACGTCAAGCATCTTTTAAAGCACGTCATGCTAAGAATATTGCTAAGGGTAAGATGAGTGCAGCCTATTGGGCAGACAAGGTTAAGTGGTGAAACAAAAAGCGTTTTGGGATAAGAAGAACCCTAAGAAAACTTCTAAAAAATTAACACCTTCACAGATTAATAGTGCTAAGGCTCGTGCTAAGGCTGCTGGTAGAAAGTATCCAAACCTAGTAGATAACGTTGCTGTAGCAAGAAAGAAGAAATAATGGCTGGTAGATATAATATGGTCTGTGACCAGGGTTCTACTTTCAGTTTAGTTTTTACAATTAAAACTGATGGTACTGCTTGGAATTTAGTTGGCAACTATACAGCCAAAATGCAAGTACGTTCTTTCCTTAACGCTGATACTGTTCTTATTGAATTGACCACTGCTAATAGTAGAATATCTTTCTCTGCAGGTGGTACTGTAACTTTATCTTTAACTGCAGCAAATACAACAGATATAATTGCTGGTCGTCATACTTATGATTTAGAATTAACTCAAACTAGCACAAGTGTTGTGACTAGAGTTCTTGAAGGAAAATTTGTTGTCAGAGGAGAGGTTACTCGTTAAATGGCAACAGAGATTACGATTCAGGAAACTATTAGTGAGGTTAGTGTTACTGACCCTAATAATATTCTTATTGAAGTTGATGGAACTCAAGGACCTATTGGTCCTCAAGGTGTTACTGGACCCACTGGTTCAACTGGTGCCACTGGTCCTTCTATTACTGGTGCCACTGGTGGTACAGGTCCAACTGGTCCAACAGGAATAACTGGTCCTACTGGTGTCACTGGTTCTACAGGCTCTACAGGGGCAACAGGAGCCACTGGGGACACTGGTCCTACAGGTAGTACTGGACCAACAGGTTCTCAAGGTATTCAAGGTATTACAGGTCCAACAGGAGATGTAGGTGCAACAGGTGCAACAGGACAAACAGGTCCTACAGGACCTACTGGAGCAACAGGTTCTACTGGCTCAACAGGTTCTACTGGAAGCACAGGACCCACAGGTGCGCAAGGTGATGTTGGACCTACTGGTCCGACAGGGGCTACTGGCTCCCAAGGTGTTACAGGCGATACAGGAACAACTGGACCTACAGGAGCAACAGGACCTCAAGGTATCCAAGGAGTAACTGGGGCAACTGGTGATACTGGACCTACTGGTCCACAAGGTTTACAGGGTGTTACTGGTGCTACTGGAAGTACTGGACCTACTGGTGCTGATAGCACTGTGGCAGGTCCTACAGGACCTACTGGTGCTAATGGTGAAACCGTTACTGGTCCTACAGGACCAACAGGTAGTACTGGAGTAACTGGTGCTACTGGTGCAACAGGCGCTGGGTCTGATGCTTTTCCTGTAGCCTTATTTCTTGGCGGAATGTAACAAATAACATATTGGGGACGATATGAAAATAGCAGTGTATGCAATTGCTTTAAATGAAGAGAAGCACGTTATGCGCTGGTTGGAAGCAACCAAGGATGCAGACATAAGACTGGTGGCTGATACTGGTTCAACAGATAGAACAGTTCAACTATTACAAGGGGCACCAAATGTTATCGTTTATCAAATCAGTGTTAAGCCGTTCAGGTTTGATGATGCGCGTAATGCTGCTCTTGCTTTGTTACCTGCTGATGTTGATATGTGTCTTTCCTTGGATATGGATGAGATACCGCAAGATGGATTCTTTGATGTTATAAGACAAAACTGGACACCTGATGTTAACCGTATTTGGGTTACTTGGGAAACAGGTTACAAATGGCAAAACAATAACCGTTTACATTCAAGACAAGGTTATCGTTGGGTTAAACCTTGCCACGAAGTCATAGAATATTATGGTGACTTCTTCGGTGGTGAAGAGAAAAGTATTACTTTAGATTTAACTGTTGCACATAGACCTGATGACGATAAGTCTCGGTCACAATATTTGCCTATGTTAAAGATGGCTGTTGCTGAAGCACCTAACGATGCACGTATGTGGGCTTATCTTTGCAGAGAATATTTCTTTCACAGTAAGTGGAGAGAAACTATTGAGTCTGCTGAGGAAATGCTTAAAGCAGGTGGCTGGTATATAGAACGTGCAGCATCTTGTAGGGCTGCAGGACAAGCGTTTATGCATCTTAATAATAAAGAGATGGCAAGGGACTGGTTTGTTAAAGGTGTGAAAGAGGCACCTGACCAACTTGAGGCTTGGTATTCTTTAGCACAGTTTAATTATGAGATTAAGAACTGGCAAGGTTGCTGGGACTCTGCAATTAAAGTTGATAGTTTAGTTAGGGAAAAACATTATCTTGTTAATGGTGATGTTTGGGATTGGAAATGTTTTGATTTGTTATCCATAGCAGGATGGCATCTTGGTAAGAAAAAAGAATCAATGGAATATGCAGTGAAAGCAATACAAGGAAACCCTAAAGAACAAAGATTGATAGATAACTTGGAATGGATGCAAAAGAATAATGCCAACGTTTAAAGAACTGGTTGATGAGGTAGCGTTAAACCTTCAAGGTTTTACTTTACGTCAAGATAGGTCAACACACTTAACTGCTGCTGTTACCTCAACTGCTACAAGTATAACACTTTCATCAGCAGACAATGTTGCTAAAGGTATTATCCAAATTGATGATGAACTTATCTGGGTTGACTCTTATGACAAAAACACTGGTGTTGTAACTATCCCACCTTACGGTAGAGGATACTTAGGAACAACTAAATCTTCTCATACTTCTGGTACACAAGTTATTATTAAACCAACTTATCCTAGAGGTACTATTAAGAAAGCAATTAACGATACTGTTCGTGCTGTTAGTGACACATTATTTGGCACTGGAACATTTACTTTTAGTTACAATCCTTCACAAATAACTTACGCTTTACCTAATGATGTTGAAAGAGTTTTGGCTGTTGCTCATCAATCAATTGGACCAACAGAAGAATGGTACCCTGTTCGTTCTTGGCGTATAGACCCAATGGCTAACACCACAGAATTTAATTCAAACATTTCTTTATCAATCTATGACACCATTGTTCCAGGAAGAACAGTGCAAGTGTTTTACACAACCAATCCTGATACTTTTGAAATAGACCAAGATGATTATGAAGATGTTACTGGTCTTCCATTGTCTTGTAAAGATGTTATTGTGTACGGTGCTGCTTATCGTATGGCTTCTATGATTGACCCAGGTCGTTTAACATTAACATCACCTGAAGCAGATATTCAATCAAATAAGATTCCTCTTAATGCTGGTACTAATGCTGCAAGATATTTGCTTGCTTTGTATACACAAAGACTTGATGAAGAGTCTAGAAAATTAAGAGACCGTTACCCAATCCGTGTTCACTACACAAGATAAGGAAATAAATTAGATGCCAGCAAGGAATTATACATCTACATTAGATGCTAAGTCATTGGCTTTGTCAATGAACTCATCTGTTACTACAATGCAGTTAAATAACTTAACTGGCATACCAACATATCCGTTCACTATGGTTATTGAACCTGATACTGCTAACGAAGAAATTGTTACTGTTAGTGCTTTATCTTCTGGAACAACTGTAACTATTACTCGTGGTCAAGACGGCACCACTGGTGTTTCTCACGACTCTGGTGCACAAGTGCGCCATATGATTACTGCTCGTGATTTACAGGAACCACAAAACCATATCTATGGTTCTGCTGGTGTTCACAATGTTACTGGTTCTGTGGTTGGTACTACTGATACTCAAACTCTTACTAATAAAACTTTAACAAGTCCAACATTAACTACCCCAACTATTGCATCTTTCACTAATGCCACACATACTCATACAAGTGATGCTTCTACTGGTGGTGCTATCGGTGTTGCTGTTAATGCACAAACTGGTACAACTTACACAACTGTTTTAACTGATAATAACAAAGTTGTTACTTTAGATAATGCTTCAGCGATTGCTTTAACTGTTCCTTTGAACTCTAGTGTTGCTTACCCAACTGGTGCTCAGATTCATCTTTACAATAAAGGTGCTG